ACTGAAGAGCAGTTTGGTGAGATTGGCGGACAAATCGGTGATCTGGGCACTCAGATCGGCGGAATACAATCAGATATTAGCGGCATTGGTCGCGGCTTAGAAGGTCTTGGCGAAGGTGTTGCTGGCATTGGAGAAGGCTTAGGTGCTGGTTTGTTAGGTCTTGCGGCACAGCAAGAGCTGTTGCCTGGACAAATAGCGGCGGCTACACCAATTGCACCTGCTGAGTTTGAGAAGTTTCAACGTGGTTTAACCCGACGCAAGTTAGCTGACCCTTTGCGGATTGGAATGTTTACTGGAGGCGCTAGAAGCGTATGACATATTTAAATTTAGTTAACAGTGTATTGCGTCGTCTTCGTGAAGAAGAAGTAACGTCGGTACAGGGCAGTACATATTCTAAGATGGCAGGTGATTTTGTTAATGATGCAAAACGCATTGTAGAAGATGCTTGGGATTGGTCTGCATTGCGAACAACGCTAACCATTACGACCACAGAAGACGTTTTTAACTATACGCTTACGGGCAGTCAAAATAGGATTAAAGCACTAAACGTTATAAACGATACGGCTAACCTATTTATGGAGTATAAGACGGCTACATTTTTTGATGAGGCTTACTTGATATCCGCTCCTCGCAAAAGCGCGCCAACTTACTACACCTACAATGGCGTTGATAGTGATGGCGATACACAGATTGATATCTATCCAACTCCAGAAAAAGCGTACACGATTCGCTTTAACTGCGTAAAACGTGCGGCTGACTTATCTGCTGATGACGACACTATGAACATTCCTGCAATGCCGGTTATTCACTTGGCTATTGCTTTGCTAGCAAGAGAGCGCGGCGAAACTGGCGGAACGTCTGCTCCTGAGTATTTTACGATAGCCAATCAGTACTTGGCTGACGCTATTGCGCTAGATGCTCAGAAACATCCAGAAGAAACAGTCTTCTATACCGCGTGAGGTAGCTATGGCTCAACAATTACAAAGTATTAATCTTGTTGCACCAGCCTTTAAAGGAATCAACACAGAAGATTCCCCGCTGGCACAAGACCCATCGTTTGCCGATGTTGCTGATAATGCAGTCATTGATAAGCGTGGGCGTATTGCGTCTCGAAAAGGCTATAGCGTTATTACAACAAACAAAACTGAACTAGGCTCTGCAAAAATTAGAGCTATTAAGGAGTTTGAAGACAACGCTGGGAATACCAAAGTTTTTTCTGTAGGCAACAACAAGATACTTAGCGGCACAACAACCCTTGCCGATGAAACTCCCGGTAGCTACACCATTACTTCTGACAACTGGAAGATGGTTAACTTCAACGACAAGATCTACTTCTTTCAACGCAGTAATGAGCCTTTGGTTTATGACAATACAGGTGGCTCAGTAATCAAGTTAAGTGCTGTATCAGGTGCGGCTGGTGTGACTAGCGCAATATACGGCAATGAAGTATTAGCGGCTTATGGTCGGCTCTGGGTAGCTGATATCAACAACGACAAATCTACTGTTTACTGGTCTGACCTGTTAATAGGACATGACTGGTCAGGCGGCACTAGCGGCTCTATTGACTTAGCGAAGGTTTGGCCTGATGGCTATGATGAGATCGTAGCGTTAACCGCACACAACGGCCTTCTTATTATCTTTGGCAAGCACAGCATTGTTGTGTATCAAGGAGCTGAAGCACCAGCCACAATGGCTTTGCTAGATACGGTAGCAGGTGTTGGTTGTGTTGATAGAGACACTGTTCAACATACGGGCACTGACGTGTTGTTCTTATCGCATACTGGGCTTAAGAGCTTTAGTAGAACAATACAAGAAAAGTCGATGCCAATTACCAGCCTGTCTAACAACGTCACTAAAGATATTATTGCCCTGCTTCAAAATGAAACAGAGTTTTACCGTTCTGTATACAGCCCAGAAGAAGGTTTTTACTTATTAACTTTTACCGCTCAAGACACAACCTTTTGCTTTGATGTTAGGGGCACATTAGAAAACGGCGCATATCGTGTAACACGCTGGCCTGGCACAGGCTTTACTGCTTATGGCAGAAGGGATGACGGCACACTGCTTATTGGCAATGGTGAAGGTATAGGTGAGTACAGCGGCTACAGAGATAACGGTGAGAAGTACCGTTTTAAGTACTACAGTCCCGGCCTAACCTTTGGCGACCCATCAAGACTAAAGATACTTAAGAAGCTACGTCCGACGATTGTTGGTGCTAATAGCGCCATTATGTTTCTTAAATGGGCTTATGACTTTGGTACATTCTTTCAAACGGCAGAGTTTACTGTTGGTAATCAGGTAACGGGTTACTTTAATGAAAGCGAGTTTAACAGCACCGCAGAGTTTACCGGTGGCGACCTTACGTCACGACGAGGGATAAATGCTACCGGAGGCGGTGGAGTTATAACGATTGGATTAGAGGCAGACATAGATGGTTCGGGTTTGTCTATTCAGGAAATTAACGTGCTAGCACTAATAGGTAAAGTACTATGAGCAACTATACAAAGACCACTGACTTTGCCGCTAAAGACAGTCTGCCTTCTGGAGACAGCGGTAAAATTATTAAAGGTGCTGAATTTGAAACAGAATTTGACGCCATATCTACAGCTATCGCCACCAAAGCAGACCTTGCTTCGCCTACTTTTACGGGCACGGTAACGATTCCTGCTTTGACTTTTACAGGCACCCTGTCAACAGGGACTATTGACGGAGGTACTTACTAATGGCTTTAAATCTTCCCGGATACACTGGAACAGGTGGCGGCGCTACTATTGGCGGTGGCTTAAATTTGCCTGGATATACTGGAGCTGGCGGCGGCCTTACTACTGGCGGAGGCTTAAACATTCCGACAATGGGTAACGCAAACATTCCTGTAGACCTTGCCACTGCAACAGCAGGCGGGACTTCTGGCTTTGGTCAAATAGCAGGCGGCATAGGCGACATCTTTGGTGGCCTCATGGGTGCTGGGCAACAAGTACTTGGCTCTCCTAATGCACTGATGGGCTTGGCCGGTGGCTTGCTAACTAAAGAAGCCTATGACCGTCTTAGTAATATTGGCGAGCAGGCTAAACAAGAAGCAATGGGCATTGCTGAACGTGGTCAAGCAGAGTCTACATTCAAGCCATTTACGGTAACGACTCCTACCGGCGCTATGTTTACTTCCCGCATGGGCGGTCAGCCTAGTATGGGTCAGCCTATGCCACAGCCTGTAGGTCAGCCTTCAATGATGTTGCCTCCTGGAATGGCCGAATTAAATAGACAAGATGAAGAACTACGAAGACAATTAATGTCTCTTCCTCAAAATATTAGAGGCGGAACTGATGAGTTTGGCCGAATGCCTATGGCCGCAATGGGAGAAATGGATCTTAATAATCTTCCTCCTATGGCAAGAATAAGTGAACAACAAAGAGAAGATATACGTCGATATCAAAACATTAAAGGTAGAATGGATGAAGTTGCGGCTGAACGTCGTCGCTTGTCTCCACCTCAAGGCGGGCTTCTTGAAGGGCCATTAACTAACTTTACTGAAGTACCTGTCGGACAACTTGCTGACCAACTTGGTATTGCTCAGCCACAGCCTACTGCTGACGGCCTTCAAGTAGGTATGACGTTATCACCTCAAGAACAAGCACTACAGCAACAGCTATTGGGTGGTGCCGGTGGATTCTTTGGTCAAGCGGCTCAACCTACGATGGATCGTGAGCAGGCCATATTTGAGCGTATACGGGCCGCACAGCGTCCTGAAGAGCAACGGCAACGTCTAGCAATGGAAGAGCGTTTAGCGGCTCAGGGGCGATTAGGGACGTCCTCAGCGGCATACGGTGGTGCTACGCCAGAACTCCTAGCCTTGAGCACGGCAGAACGTGAAGCTCGTGATCGGTCTATGCTAACTGCTATGCAACAGGCTCAAGCAGAACAGGCACAGCAAGCGGCACTAGGTGGTCAGTTCTTGGGTGCTGGTTACTTGCCACAGCAACAGTTGATTGCGGCTACCCAGCCCGGCTTAATTCAGCAAGAGCTTGGACAGCAGGCACAGCAGTTTGGCACCGGACTCTTTGGTGAGACTGCGCTATCAGGCATCGAGGCTCAGTTGCTAGCAGAGCAGGCTAGAGCAAACTTGCTTGGTGGTATCGGCAGTAATGTGATATCAGGTTTGATTAACCAACAACGTGCGGCCTCAGCGGCTCCAAGCGGTAGCGGTGGCTCAAGCTTAGGCGGTTTGTTTGGCAGTATTGCTGGTGGCCTTGGAGATATAGGCGGTGGCATTAAAAATATCTTAGGAATTGGAGGCTAATCATGGCTAAGTTTTCACAGCAGTTTTTACGGGCTATGGCCCAGCCTTCTTATCAAGAGGGTTTGTTTACTGCCGCTCGTGAGCTGGGTGGATTGCGCGGTCGGTTGCAAGAAGAGCAACGGCAGGAAGCCGAAAAACAACAGAGAACGCAGGCTGTTGCATCCGGACTTGACGCTCTCGGCAACAATAATGTGGCTAATCTAAAAAAAGCGGCACAAAAATTTGCAAGTCTTAATATGCCTGAGCAGGCCGCCGCTTACATGAAGCAAGCAGTAGCAGTTGAAGATCGCTTAAGACAACAAGATGCCGCAGGTAAACTCTTAAGAGGAAAGCAGGCTTTACTAAGATATGGCACAGCTAAAGGAATGGATTTAAAAACTGAGTCTGGTAAGCAAGGCTTTTTCCAAATAGCCGGGCCTTATGACATTCCTGTTGAGGATTCAGTTAGCTTATATAACGAGCTTACTGATATGACAGGAGATCCCAACGCGTTAACAGCCAAGGATATTAAGGTTTCTTATCAACCAGTGCTAGACGATCAGGGCCGTGAAGTTAAACAGGCAGTGTTTACACTGGGAGATCAAATCCTTAAAAAAGAAACGGTTGGTTTTACTAAAGGCAAAGCTGACGATGTAACCGATTATGGGTTAACAGCAAAAAGTACGCCTGCTGAGTATGATGCGGCAATCCTTCAGGCAACTAATGAAGGCGCAAACGAGGATGCTAGAAACATTCAAGAAAGAAGAGACAGGCTATTCCCTGATGTAATTTCTCTATCTGATTCTTTATCTTTGGCTAGATCCGTTACTCCTCAATTTGATGACTTGTTAATGTATGAGTCTAATGCGGCAAATCTTGATGCTGTTGCCGATAGAAGCGATTTAGCGGGCGCTTCTGCAATCATGGAAAGAATTATATCTTCCAACTTTCCAAATGACTTAAAAGCGGCTACAGAACTTGAGCGGTTTAGAGCGTCAAAAAGCTTGATTAGAAAAGGCTTTGACTTTGTTTCTAGGGCGACAACAGGCGAGCTAACAGATGCAACCATTCAGGACTATAGAGACATAGCTGAAATAATGAGGATTATAGGCAAGGGGAACATACAAGACACAATAGACAGGCTATACACGGCAAATGAAAGTGATGCGGCAGATAGGCTGTTTGACGTTTACATTGCCTCAGACCCTAATGCGGCAACAATCATAAGTATCAACCCGTAGGTAAAGCTATGAGCAATAAATTAACTAGCACAGTTGAACTTTCTGATGGAAGGGAAGTCACCGTTCAGCATCCTAAAGATTGGTCTGAGCAACGGATTAAACTTTGGGCAATGCAGAATGCACCTCAACCTTATAATGGCAGGCTCGGTGATAAGTCTGATGACATATCTTGGGTTGATTTAGCACAAGCAGGCTTTTGGGATTTTGCTACTGAGTTTATTCCAGACCCATTAATTCTTGGAAAAGGATTAAATTTTGTTGGCTTTGGCGCTGGACTTAGCGCGGAAGAAGTCATGAGCATGGGACTAAAAGAGGCTCAAGCAAAAAAAGAAGAGTTTATTAGGGAGTTTGTTGGTCTGCCTTTAGAGGCTGAGCTTGATACAGTTGATAACACAATCAGGGCGTTTGGCGATCCAACCACTTTGGTTGGCATAGGAAAGACTGGCGCTAGAACATTTCTTGGGAAGGCCGCCGGAACTACAGGTCAGGCTATTGAGGCCGGAGCAACTACATACGCCGCCATTAGCGCCGCAGAACAAGCAAGAGGAATGACGGGCGTTCCGGCAATTGACGACATTATTTCTCAAACATTAGGCATGGCTGGCGGCACGGCAACTGGTCTTGGTCTTGCTCCTGTTAGGGCAACTCTTGGCGCGCCGATGAGAGCAGGAGAAAAAGCATTTACTGAAGGGGTTAGAGCATCAAAAGATCCTAGCTCTGTAGAGTCTGTCCGGGCAAAAACAAACGCTGTGTCTGAGTACCTTGCTGAAAAGCAGGTTGAAGCAAACCTTAACACCATTGCCGAAAGCAGAAGCCCGGAAGATATTGGCGTTGCTGTAGACAAGATTTCAGAGCTAAAAGAATTTGCCCCCGGTTTAAAGCTTGAGGGTGTTATGGGCGCTCTTTCTGATAATGCGGCAGTTCAAGACTGGACGAGAAAGATAGCCCAAAGAGACCCTTCGTTTATTGAAAGGCTGGATAAAGAGAATGCTGAGAACATTAAGATCTTAGAGAAGCGCCTTGAAGACATTACGGGTGTCGCTGGCAAGGTAAAGGATGACGCTCTATACACAATCGCTGAGAAGGTTTACACAAAGAAGAAAGATCAGTTAGACACTAGGCTTGAAAAGGCAGAAACCGCCTTTGAAAAAGAAATGGCAAATCTAACAGCAAGACTGTCCTCTGAATCTCTTGATGTCGTTGGTCAAAAGATCAATAAGGTGGCAGGTGATAGAGAGTCTTTTCTTCGATCCCAGGCAGACAGCTTGTACGAAGTAGCAACAATAGCTGGTAAGGGCGTAAATCTTCCAGAGCGACACGTAAAAGGTTTGAGCACGCTAGCCGCAAGCATTAAACAAAGAGATCCATTTGGTGTAGATAGTGGCGTTAGAAAAGAACTACTAAAGCGGTGGAGTCCAGACAAGGATGGGAATATACCCGAAGTCCCTGTTAACGATATCGTTTCTTTAAAGAAAGCAATCAACACAGATCTGAACAGCCAGTATAAAGCTAAAGCGCGAGGCGACTTTGAAGCCGGACAGCGCATTGAGCAACTTGGATCTTTGAAGGCTACCGTTGAAGCGGTTATCAAATCTCTTAAACGCTCGCCTGGAACAAAAGATTTTGCTTCATCACTAAAAAAAGCGGATGGCTTTTATTACGAGAAAATTGGTCTTCCTCTTCGCGCAGAGGGGATGGCTTATATCAACCAAACTAAATTCAACAAAGATGCCGCGACGCACTTAGTTAGCGACACTCAAAAGGCTAGAGACTATATCAACTTTGTTGGTGAAGCGGATGGTAGTGCGGTCTTACGACATGCAATGAGATTAAAGGCAGAGTCTGCCGTTCTTGATGCTAACGGTCAGATATCAACTCAAAAGCTACGAAACTTTATGGCTAATAGAACAAACCAAGAATTGATATCAATGGCTAAGATGGGCAAGGAGTTTTCCAATCTAGAGAAGTCCACAAAGACCATTCTTAATTCAAGGAAAAGCCATAAAGAGGCGCATGAAGCAGAGGTTAAAAGAGTCTCAAACGGATTCTTCAAGGCGTTAACACAGAAAAATGCTGACGGTGCCGTCAGGTCAATGCTCACCAATCCGAAGTTAAGAAAAGATTTGATGAGCGAGATAAACTCTCTTTCAAAAAGAAATAGAGAGGTTGTTTTGTCTGGCGTTAGAAATGCCTACATATCAAACGGCATGCTAAACAGCAGTGTGCCTCTAAAAAAATACCTAACAGATAACAGAGCGGCAACGGTTGACTTCTTTGGCGAGAAATACGTCAACGATCTCAATAAGTTTGGAGAGATATTCGACATAATTAAAGATATGGATGCTAACGTATCAAGGGCGCTCGGTGCAGATCCTGCATTTGATGCACTGCAACAGCGCGTAGGTATCAACGCGGCAGAGCTGGTTGGCTTGGCCAGAAACCAAATCCTATCAACACAGCGAAAGGTTATTAACGCTACCTCTAAGATATTTTTAGAGAAAGGGAGACAGCGTTACTACAAACTATCTGCTGATATGCTGAAAGATCCAGAAGTTCTTAACAAGCTTGCGAATCCTCCGCAAGAGACGATAGCTAAAACAAAGAAGATACGCGAGGCTCTTAAGCTTGGCCGCGATGCGGGGGTAGAGGCTTTCAAGGGCACGGTTATACCTTATTACCAGCAGGTATTGCTTGATACGGGCATCTTAGCTAGAGATGTTGGGCCAAGAAAACCGGAGGACGCAATAGGATCTGTTGGAATAACTCCTGCAATCCGATCTGGCGTTGCTGTTGAAAACGTAGAGAGACAAGAAAACTTTCAGCAATTTAATCCCAGCTAACAAACTCTAACCACCCTGCTATACCCGAGGCTCGATCGTTCTCCATACGTTCGGCTTCGGTTTTATAGTGTTT